TACGAACATACCTGGATGCTGTAAATCCAAGAGCATATTAATGGACTCAGATTGCAACAAAAGGCGGTATTGAGGCTTTAAATCAGTTTTCAGAAGAAACCTCTCCCGAGGCTAGAACACAAAGATTGCGAGAAGAAAGTTTAAGACAAAAAAAAGAACAAGAACAGCAGTTTGAAGATTTGCAAACAAGTCTAATGCAACCACAATCACCCATGCTTGATGTAGACATGTTTGAACCATTGCCAAGCCTTGGTGATGATAGTCAGTTTGCTATGTCACCCACTGTGGTTCCTAGCGAATCAGATAGAGAAATTGCCATGAGGCAAATGCAAAAAAGAGGATTAGGTAGTCTCGTCTAATACCGTGTCGTCCTGTTCAGGACTGGCTTCGATCATTGCACCGTTTACTTTAAAATCCATTTCATAACCAAAGACATCTACATCTTCAAATTTAAAAACCAGGTTCCTGGAAATTAATCTTAATAATGCTGCTTGGTGATGCAGGGTAAGTCTGCTGAATAGATCTAAAACTTCTTGTGGTTGAAGTTTATCTTGATAAGTGGAAGGTAATTGTTTTTCTTTTTTAAACAGATTTTTTAACATTGCTTAGTTGCTCTCTCTCAATAATTTTTCGTGCCTGGTTCAAAGATATATTAGACTTATCTGCTAAATGTTCAAGTCTTTGCCTTGGGTAAAAACCTTTTTCCCAGGCCTCAATTACAACTAATTTCTTTTCGGCTTCAGACTTAGCGTTCCAGGGCTTTATACCTTTGGCATCATTACCATAAATATCATCCGTGGATCTACCACATCCCTGGCAAACTTTATCTGAAAAATAAGTAAGAGAGCAAACACCAATACATGGGTTTTGATGTAGCGAAGAACTCTCATTGAAAACAACGAGGGCCTTATCTTTTATGCTCATGATTATGAAACAGCTGTCAGCTGATTCTCCTCTTGGTTTATTTTTGAATGCTCTCTCTCAATCAAAAGTTTTAATTGATCTATCTTGGTTCTTCTTTCTGAATTGCAAATAGCCTGGAGCATCTCATAAGTGTCCACGTCAATAGCTAAAGACTTTCTGCCTTTCGGATATTTTTTACTGTTGTTCTCCATATTGTTGTCTATTTTATACATGTTTATATCTCTTTGCAAATATATATTCAACATTATAAATTTCAATAAATATGTGTATAAAGATGTATACTTTTTTGCACATTTATGTATAATAAGTATGTGGGTAATGTAATTAAAAAAGGAGGAAACATGGCTTTCACAGAAAATCAAATTAAAGCAATCAAACTTTTCAACGAATATGTTGAGGCGGGTGATTTTGTTAGTGATTACACTGATGACACTAGCGAATGGTTCGACTATGGTTGGATGGATGAGATCTTAGAAGTTCTTACTAAAAAAGGTTGGACTCAAAAAGAGGCTGAGGGAACCGTGGGCAGCTTGATTGAAAAAGATGTTATTTATAAATACGACTGGATGGGTGGTTTCGACAATCCAAACGGGGTGGCACAGTGGTTGTGGGTTGTTAAATGGGTTGATTTAGAAAAGGAGGTAGCGTAATGGCCTATAAAGAATACACAAAAGAGCAACTTATCAAAAAGTTTGGTAAGGGTAACAAACAGATTCAAGTCTACAAAAAGTATGACTATTGCAATCATAAATACATTTACGAGGTAAGGGGTGTCAAGAACAAACCACATGAAAACCACCAAACAGTTTGGGAGGTTTTGACTGACGGTGTTTGTTGGACTAAGGATGAGTATGACGATTATGCTCTTATTCAAAAATATAACAATGCTTTTGATAGGGGCTGGTTTAAAAATGTTTAATGAGGAGGAAAAATGAAAGAAAAAACTTTAATCAACAAAATTAACAAGGCGATACCCGAGGCAAGGGCAGTTCCTGCTGAGGAGTTTTACGGTTATAAAACCGAAGGCATTTGGTTCAAGGGAACTGAAAGCGGCTATCACGATAACAAACCTATCTTTTATTTTTGGGCGGGTGAAGAACAGGTCCATGAAAAGTTAGAAAAAATACTTGATGATGCTGGTTGGCACTGGGAACCTTATGATCCTGGTACCTTGATGGCGTTTCCAGGATAAGGAGGTAACATGAAAACTAAAAAAATATATTCTGTGACTTTAGATGGTAAGGACTTTTATTTTGATACTTGTGTAGAAGAGGCTACAAAGTTTTACGAGCATGCGGTAAAGTGGTATGGTATGTCGAGAGTTCGAATTAAAATTATTGAAGAAGCAGCATGAAATTACAGTGGATCCTGGTTATTAGTTACGGCAGAGAATTGATAGCCAGTAAATCCGCTTATGGTATTTTTAATTCTTACGAAGATGCTGAAAATTTTGCAATGCAATTTTTTAGTGAGGGCCAATACTCGGCAGATATCATTCCCCTAAATACTGAAATGCCCGAATCCGCAACTGAGGATGACATTGACCGTGTCGATGAAAAGGTTGTAAGTATTAATAAAAATACAAACATAGAGATTGAATTTGAGCCTAGTATTGACATGGATCCTAGCGATTAACTTTTCTAAGTGATAAACTCTACCTGTGGAGTCTTACAGGGTTAAAAACTATTTGCTAACCATGCAATCAAATTGGATGATTAATTCGTCCTTGCATAAATCCGTCATTGATTCTTACAATGAATTAGCTTCCTTTGGTACATCTAAGGGTGTAGATAAGCTGCCTAAAACCAAACTGCATAAACACATTAAGAAGATCCATCCCGAGATCTATCGAGTACCTTTGTTTCGCAGACAGTTTTGCAAAATGCTTTTGGATGAAATAGAAAGCATGAAAGATCACATTGGGTTTACACCCAATCCCGATGAAGATGAATTGAGACAGATCCCCGAAATTGTATTAAAAGAACATGTGCCCGAGATTTATCGCAACATGTGGTTCATTGTCCATACAGTTCTTAATCCAATATTCCTGGCCATTTGGCAAAGACAAGTTTCTCATGCGGCCAGCATACAAATAGCTAATTACAATTTAAAAGACAAACAACAAGGTAATTGGCATCATGACGAGTCAGCTGATATATCTGTGGTGGTTCCTTTAAACACGGGTGATTACAAAGGAGGAGGAACCGAGTTTCATAACTACGGCACAGTGGATCCATTACCCAGTGGCCATGCATTGATATTCCCTTCATTCACACACATGCACAGAGGCCTTCCTGTTGAGTCAGGCGATAGATATTTGTTGGTCTTTTGGTTGTACTCCAGGAGCCGAGTCCAGGATCTTTACCTGGACGGTCCGACTATCTTAAATCCTCAAGGTTAATAACTTGGTTTTCGTGTAGATCAAAAGGTTTAAATTCATCCCTTTCAACACATTCAATCATTTTCTTTAAGGCCTGTTCGTTTTTAGCTAGGCCATACTCTAATGCTTCAGGTGACATTTCATAGATAGCATATGGGTAAGGATGTTGTTTTTCCTGGGCCAAAAATATAAATGATCGACACGGTAATCCCAATGATTGTGCAGCATGCACATATAAAGCTGCTTGCATGTGATAATAAAAAGTATTGATCGCAGATTTAAAACCCCTGGGTGAAGCATCACGACATGTTTTTAAATCCCAAACAGATTCGTTGTCATACCAATCAAAACGTGATTGAAATTCATAACCATGAAATTTATAACAAACAGTGAGTTCAACTTTATGTTCAGGTTTAGGTATGTAATCTTTAAGAACCTCTCGCCTTTCCATGCAAGTGTCATACATGTCCTGAGTGATGGGTGTGCGGCCTTCGACCTCTTCTAAGAAAATGGCATACTCTTCTTTGCCTGCTTTGGTTCTTTTATCTATCTTTGGTTCAATGATAAATTCTTTATCAAAGTTGTGATGTTCTAAAAAAACCGTGTGTTGTACTCGACCTTCCAGGAGTGCTGGTGATTGAGTTAAACCTTTTGAATGCTTCCATGAATACGGACAGCGAATGAATGATGATAGATCGTGAGACCTGTAAGCACCTATATTAGCATATTCCTCGTAAGGAATATTCTCGTAGTAACCTTCTTTGAATTCCATAATTTTTTTTCTTGTTATAATGAAGTCGGGGCAACGGACTAGGAAATAACCCCCTAACTGACTTCTCCTTGATCTCTCTCAAGTTGCCCCACCTTCTCGGTTTTAATTAATCTTTTAAGGTAAAATTCTGATTTCTCTAAATCAGTTACCAACCCCTTTTTCTTATACCTCCAAACGTACTTAATAATGTTTCCTTTAAGATAGCCACAAAACTCTTCGTGAGTCATGCTGGCCTCAATGGCATCCAGGCATTCAATAGAACCTTTATAATGTTCAGGGTGATTGACTGGATCTGTCATAGGATCTGCGGGAACCCATACAAACGAAAAATCGTTTTATACATACTAAAAGGAGGGCGAGCTCCCGCAGAAAGATTGTGTAGAGTTTTGTTCACTATCAGAATTGGGGGAGATAATAAACACTGCAAACTACTCTACACAAATTGGCTAAAAAGGAATGTCATCCTCTGAGACTTCCTTTTTAAATTCATCTAAACCGCCAGCTGGTTTTGCAGCGGGTGTATTACCACCTTTCTTTTTGCCCGCTAGGACTTCGAAAGATTCGTCTATCATGTTTTGCATCCACTCGGGGAATGAAGCATGAATATCACACATGGCTTTAGTCTCATCATCCATGGCATAGAATTCTCTAGCATAGATGTCAATGTCAAAAGCCTCTTTGGCATTGTGAGTGTCTTGATCTTTAACTCCACCATCGGGTTTAAAAACTGAGTCAACTCTAGCTTTACCTTCATCGCTGTGCACGACTTCAAGTTGTGCTGTCTTACCTAAGATGTTTAAAAGATCAAAGCCTTTGAGTTCTTCAGCAGTGAATGCTTTCCCTCTCCAGGTTTTTAGATCTTTATATAAAGTACCATTCTCATTCAAAGTCAAAGTGTATTTCTTTGAAATGGTGAAAGGTCTGTCATCGGCCATCTTGACCTCAGGCAATTCCCAATAGATAAACACTGAGTGTCTTTTCTTGGGTGGGTTATCTTTGTATTGCTCTTCCCTGGTACCTGCATCAACCAATCTATAACAGACTGCTTGGTGTTGGCCAGCTGGAACAACTTCGTAATCAGACTCTCCTGAACTTACTGTTAAACTCATAATATCCTCCTAACTGTTGATTAATATTAATTATGATTTGCACAATTATATACAATTGTGTAATATTATCAACAATTAAATTTAGTCAGTTTTTAGAGGGCATACATGGGATTAAAAGTATCAAGACCAACCAAGAATTTTGATCGACCATTCTACGCTGATTACCAAACAGAGTTTAATAAATTTCTTACCGACCACGGTTTAGAACCTGATCCTAAAAAGGGATTGGTCACCGATGGTTCTATTGGCCGTGCTTACATGAGTGATGGTGGTAAGAGAAAACTTTGTGGCTGGTATCAAGTGTGGCTGGATCAAAGCGTACCGTTTGGTAGGCTGGGTGATTATCGAATCAGTCAGGACCAACCAACCGCAATATGGAAACCTGAGAATCGTAAACGTCATACGATTACGCAGGCAGAAAAAGATGAGATCAAGAAACTGCAAGAGCAGGCTGAGATCAAAAAGCAAGAGACACACACCAAGGCTGCAAAGCGAGCACAAAGTTTATGGGATGCAGCTGAACCTTGTGAGAAACATCCTTACCTGGAGAAGAAGAATGTCCTCTCTTACAATTTAAAACAAACCGATGATGGACTGCTCATTATTCCGCTACTCTCGAAGGATCTCGAAATTGTCGGACTTCAATATATCTCTGTCGATGGCACCAAGCGTTTCCTCACTGGTTCTCGAAAAAGCGGCAGCTTTTTCATTCT